GCCGCTTTCGCAAAATCATTGGCTCGTTTATCAAATTTAGCACCGACGATCTGAGAATCTAGCTTTGAAATCAAAACATTGATGTTGGCATATTCAACTTCAAGTTCTTTGAGCCGTTCGGCTTCCTTGACCGTTGCCTCACTATCAAACGTCGTGACTGTTCGCACCCTGCCAGTGCGATCCATTGTCATCGTTTCTTTTGTGATTACGGCAGTCTTCTTCCGTAGCTGCTCAATCTCACGCTCCATATCGATGCGTTTTTGCATCGCAGACTTCAACTGCCCTTCCTTAGTCAGAGCTTCAAAGGCAGCCGTAGCGTAAATCTTCCCAACCTCCTCTGCGGTTTCTTTAACGATCTTCTTTACGTCTTCAAACCGCGTTATCATCTTTGCAATCGCTTCAACTGCTTTGTCGATTGCATTGGTAAGAGTAATACCCAACGCTGAAGCGAGCCCGAATCCTAGTGCCCTAGGATCAAAAACCCGCTTCATGAAAGCAGACGCAGTGACTGAAGACCTTTTGAGCTGATTCAGCGAGTTCTGGATGTTCCCGAACGCTTGCCGAGTCGCGTCAATTGCGCGGATGATAAATGAGGCTTCAGCCATGTTTTTTAGTCACTTGCTGCTGGTGGTGAAAGTAGGCGAGCCAGCCCGTCAATTCGTGAGCCGGCATCGCCATGACCTCATGCGCAAACTTGCCGAGCTTTTCCGCTAGTGCGTAGATGGCGAGGAGGTCGGCACCCTCGCCACCGTGGATCAGTTTTTTAGTTCTTCAACTGGCGGCGCAGCCTCCGACAGAATGAAGTTGGCGACGCGCGCAATGAGATTTGAGTCGGCCTTGTGCAGCAAAGTCATTCGGTGGTCAGCGTTGAACAGCTTGTTGCCGTCCTTGTCTGTAGCCTTCAGAATTAGGACATCGACCAGTAGCTCCATGTCGTTGTCCTTGGCTTTGCGATATAGGCGATTCTTCTCGGCCAGCGTGACTGGCGTTGCGTAGATCGTCAGCTTCCACTCAGGCACCTCGATTGAGCGAGTGCCGAGTGCAGCGAAGTGTTCGCGTACTAGGTCAATTGCATCCATTAGACCGTAACGGTGCTGAGAACACCGTTCCCTTCAATGGAAATCGAACCTTCAACCATACCATCAAACGCAGCGCTGATGTCGAACTTCGTCACGATGCCGCCGCCCGTGTAATAGGTAGCCGTCGAAGCAGTGCCTTCCGGATAAAGGTTGACCGTAACAGATGAACCAACGGTCAAGGCAATCTGCCCAGCGTCGACTTCGTCCCAGTAAAGATCGCCAGAAACGGACCAAGTGCGGAGCGTTGCTTTGCGGGTCCGGTAAGTATCTCCAATAATGGAGTCTTCGACAACATCCGACGAATGCGCAAGCGAGTAATTGCGCAGTTCGCCGACGGTGGTGCTGCTGATTCGAACGGTGCCTTCGCGGCCCAGGTGGTTAGCCATATTAGTCAGTGGTTAGATAAATGCAGTTGAAGGTATGACGCGCGACGCCCCAGCGCTTGTCCTCGTCGTCCTCCATCACATATTGCACAGATGTCAGATGTAGGTCATCGCAGACGCCTCCGAGGGTAACATCCTCTAAAACAGCCGCCTCGACGGCAGCCGAGCCGTCATCAAATAGGTCGTCAATGTAGGTCACGCCAGTTTGCGCGGTGAAATAGTCAACGTGAACCGAGAGCTGTCGGTATTGGACACGGTTACTTGGTGCTAGTGAACGCACTTCAATTTGCTCGTCGACGGCATAGACTGCCGCCCCTGGAAACGACATTGAAGTCAAAGTGTTATTCCGACCTCGCAAGAGGTTAGCGGTCGGCACGACTGAACCGCCAGCGGTTAGCTTGGCAGCAATCGCGTTGCGAATTTGTGTGCGTGTGCTCATGCAGAGAGAGGCGGAGGTGTAGCGGCCGGAGGAAGTCTGTCACCCTTAACTCGTACAAATCCAAGGTTCACCGCGTGCCCAGCCAGAACACGTTGGAGTTTTCGCTCAGTGATTGCGATTCGTCCACTCAATGCAGGCCGCACAACGATTTGCTGATAGCGCGGAATCTTGACGTTGAGATTTCGCGAAATGATAAACGGGTTTTTACTGGTATAGTCGTAAGTCACGACGCCGGCCTTGTTCGCCAGCTTTTCGGCATACTTCCTGTACTTGGCCCCAGTTGCCTTTGCCGTAGGAATCCAGCCGGCCAAATGCCAGCCAACGCGCGAGGCCAAACCAATTTTCTCCTTGTTACCGATCAAAGTTTTGAAGTCTGTACGGTAGGCTGCAAACGGTCGATTCGCTCGAATTCTGCCGAACTTATCACGCAGCGCAACGTGCTTTGTGGCCAGTTCCTGATAGGAGCCGAGCATAACCTTGCCATGCAGCCAACTCAGTGACGCAAGATTAGGAAGTTGAAAAAGTTCGTTAAGCTTATCGGTTTTTTTCCTCCTGATGTAGCCAGCAATCGACTTGTAGAAACCGCCCTGCGTGGCTCTGCTGTTGAAGTAGTCATAGTCAAGCGGCACCGCTAACTTGCGAATATCGGCCTGCATGTTTTGAACGCCGTCCTTACGCTCTTTTGGTCGCGTAAACTTCAAGATGTGCTGCGTGACGTACTTTGCTTCTTGCTTGATTACCATTCCATAATCGACGGAAGCAGCCGACGCCAAGCGACCGAGCGCCATTTCCAGTTCTCGAGTTCTTGCCTCAATGGCGATCATATGGACTTCTTAACCTCGATCTGAACTCCGGTGCCCTCGGCATCAAACTCCATGTTCTCGATGAAGTAGGTAACCCCAGCGCGCACGACGGTCGTCGTCAGCTGCGGAGCAGTCACGACCTGCGACGCTAGGAAAAACACCGTGAAGCGCCCCTCGTCCCGGCGCTGATCTTCGAACGACTGGAACATATTCCGCGAGTTGTTCCAGACGCCGGTGATAACCGTGTTGAAGATGCTGAACGTGATGCCGGCCTGATCTTGAATGGCCGAAAAGTCCGCCTCCAGGCGCACCGGGTCAAAGTCTCGAACGGTCATACTAAAGGCTCAAATGTCACAACCTTGGACTTGGCGGTGATGGTATCATCCTGCGGCGTGCCGGACGGAATGTGCCAGTAGGACGAGCGCACGGCATTGCAAATGATGGCAGGTGCCGAGTTAACGGTCATCACCTGCCGAGCGTCACGCAACATGCGAATCAGGTCAGGAATGGACCGTGCCGTGAGAAACAGCGACTCAGACCAGCCGGCAGCAATGCACGCCTCGGCCTGACGCTCCTCGGCCAAGATGCGCATCGGTGCGCCAAAGGTCTGGAAGGCGTGCTGGCAGATCAGGTGCGGAGCGATCTTGACCGTCTGACTGTAGCCAAAAGGGGAAACAATGGCCGTCTGTGGCCCGTACAAGTGGTCCTCCACAGCCGACGTGGTAGGCACTCGGTCAAAGACGATTGAGCGGTCCAGACCGTCGCACTCTGGCAGCATCCCGTACACGAAGTCTTCCCACGACTTTCCGCTGGCGCGGAAGGCGGCGTACTTATCCGGCCAGATTTGAAGGTCGATGCGCCGTGCCTTGAGGTCACGCCCAGGCGATGTAGCGCGCGCGTAGCTGACGGCCTCAAAGACGCCGTTATACTGCGGCAGGCACTCGATGGCTACGTCGTATCCCACCGACGCAAAGTGCCTCGCTATTGGCAAGCAGCGAAGGATATCGCCCAGCCGCTCGTGGTAGACTAGGACGATGGTCTTCATGGCAGCAGTCGGTTGTACTGGTCGGCCGTCTTGCCGGCGACCCAGCCGTGGAATCCAAAAGAGCAGGCAGGTCCGCAGTCGCCTTCCTCGATGTAGTGCTCCCACGCAAACTTAGCGGCAACCTCGACTGGCGCGTACTTCATGCCCAGTTCAGTCAGCGGCCGGTTCAAGACTTGGCAGGTAAACACGTCGCCGTTCTGACCAGCCCAGAGCGGAATCGCTGCGGCCGTGGCCTCAAGGAATCGCTTAGAACGTAGGCAGAATCCGGTGTTTCCCACGCGGTGCTTCGTGCCCCAGGCTGCCGGCCAAGGTGCGCCGATCATATCATACTGCAACCAGTCATCGTTCCACAGTTGAGGGTTGATGATCCAGCCATCATGCGAGATGAACAGCGCGTGCGAGGTGTGAACGTGGCACGCCAGTTCCTCAATCTCGCAGCGCATCGCATCTTGATAGTTCTTCGGCGTGTCGATCAGCACCGAGGCTGCAAAGCCGAACATCCGTTCGCAATGCCGCATCACGCGAGCGGTCCGCTCTGGATTGGCTCCATCCGTCGCGATCAGCGTCACATCCTTCAGCGTCTTCATGATGCCTCCTTGGTCACCGCGTCCGGATTGCGCAGTTGAAACAAAGCACGTCCTCGCTTGTATCGCTCGCTCTGGTTATTGTGCTGATAGGTCGCATCTAGTTGACCATGACCGAATTGCGGATGCGCGTGGACAAAGGTGATACGGTCGCGTGCATCAATCACGACGCCATCATTCCAGGCTCGATGCGAAAACTCGTCGTCGGAAAAGACCGACTCATAGCCGGCGTAGAACATATCGCCCTGCTTTTCCCAGCGACCGCGCGACATAATCGCCATGCACAGCAGCGAGTCCTTGCGTGCGCCGTCGTTGATTGCGATGACGACTTCTTCCTTTGCCAAATCGCGGTTGGCTACTAGCTCAAGCAGTCGCAAGTCCCAGTGCAGCGGAGGCAGCCAGTCGTCGGATAGCTGAATGATGAGATCGCCAGACGCCTTGCGCGCTCCCTTGTTCCAGGCTGCGACGCAGCTGCGCTGATCGGAAACGACGTGCTCAAATTGCTGTGACATCTCCATTGATACGTCGTCGTCGAGGTCGACGCAGAAGATGTGCTCCACGTTGGCCGGATTGAAGGCACTTTGGAGGAACGCATCACGGCACGCCACGGCCTTGCTTGAGCGACCGCGGGTTGCATGGATGAGCGAGATCGTCGGCCGCGAGTGATTGTGAAACATGGACTGCAACTCAGCCGCACGGTCCATCTTGCCAGCGTAGCGTGCTGCACGCGCGGCGAGGTCGATACCATACCAGCCGTAATGCTTCGCCTCGTGCGTCCACGGTCGGATCTCGTCTGGCGGTTCCGGTCGTAGCAGCGCCTGCTCGGCCCAGTAGAACGCGCGCTCCCTATCCTGCTTTTCAAAGTAGAGAAGGACAAGCGAGGTCAGTGCCTCGCGGCACCAAGGGAACACGCCGTGCGCCTCGAGACAGTAGCGGATGGCGTCGCGGTGATTCCCGCAGCAGCGCGCTAAGTTCAGCAGCGCCTCGTACTTGAACGAGTCCATGAGATTCGGCATGGACAGCGCAATCTTGGCAAACTCCTCCGCGGCCTTGTAGTTGCCCGAGCAGTAGTGCTCTTGGTGGAGGTAAAAATACTGCGCGGCCGTGTCGCGAACCGAGTTGCGCAGGATCCTGAGATTGCGCGTGCGGTTCTCGCGCTTGACCTCCAGCGGTGCGTGGACCCACACCGGATCGTTGAGGTCTTGATGCTTGTCGCCGGCAAGCAGGAGCAGGTTCTCGTGGACATCGTGATGCCATTTGCGGCCGGCATGGAAACTCGCACGACGCATGGCTCGCTCGCGGTAGAGCTTCTTATTCGTACCGCGGACATCGTAGAGGAAGCGTACCATTGCCACCTCTGCCGCGACGCCGGCCAGCGTTTCGCGCAGACGGTCGGCACCGTCCATGATGTCGTCGCAGTCCGCCCAGATCAGCCAATCTCCCGTGCCCTGCCGGAATGAATCGTTGCGCGCCTCGCCGAAACTGTCGACGTGCTCCCACTTCTCGGCGCCGTACTGGTTCTGATGCTCGGAGAAGATGAAGCGTTTGCCATTGGCTTCGCACCAGTCACGCGCGATAGACAGCGTGGCGTCCGGTTTCCGCGAGCCGATGGCTCGGACTAGAGACAGTTCGTCGAAGGCCGGAGCGAATGAGTCCAGCATCCGGCCGATGTGGTGCTGTTCGTTCCCGCAGATGACACAGAGCGAAATGCGCATGGCATGGTCGAGAACGTCAAAAAAGAAAACCCCACCCAGCCGAAGCCGAGTGGGGTGTGAACACAACGACCCCTAACAAATCTTAGCTGTACTGCGTAGCGACCAGCTGCGCAGCGTTGGCATTGACGACCTTCTCGGCAACGTAGTGCGAAGCGCGCACGATATTGCTCTTGATGGCCTCGTCACGGTACGTGAAGACGCCGGTCGGGCTGCCGTACTCGGACCAGTTCAGCGTGAAGCCAGCGCCACCGCCGAAGTAGCCGGAGGAGGCATCGGTCACGGAACCAACCCAGATGTAGTCATTCGACCACACCTGCGAGGACGAGAACGCCAGGCCTTCCTTCGCGCTGTCATAGCTGGCGCGACCGATGAGCGTCTCAGCAACGCCGAAGACCTCAGAGGCAGCCTGCTGCGAAGCGTTGAGGATGGTGTCCGTCGAAAGGCC